TCAAAATCATGAGAATCATTAAAAGGCGAAAAGCCATCACTATAAATACGAGATTGATTTGAAAGCCACATACCACAATCAATAAAAGGCTCAGTGGTACTAATAAAATCGCCATCAGCCTTTAAAGGTGGAAAATCTTTATCACAATGTGCAAAACCATTAGAATCGTACCAATAAGGAGAAACCTTATCGCATTCATCCATAACCGAAGTCTCAAGAGAAACAAGAGGAGTGAAAAGGGGTAAATGCTCATCGTCATAAGTGAGAGTGATAAAATAGCTATGCTTATGCTTTTTAGCTTCACACTGAATACGCAATTGCAACTCAGATTTAATCGAACTTTCACACGCAGAACATTTACCACAACGACAAAGAGTAACACCCTTCAAAGTAGTAACCTGAACAGGATGAAGACACTTAATAAAAGGATAATCCATAGCTATTTTTAATATTAGAAAATGTTAGAAGCAGAAGCACCAATGCCACTAATGAGACCAAGGGCATAGATAACAACCTTAATCAAAATCTCAACCCAATTTTTTTTCATTATTCATCTTACTTCAAAACGATAAATGTTTTTCTTAGAATCACCATCAAACAAAGCGGTAATCAAATTACCGAGAGTTAAACGGGAATCTTTCAATGTGTAATAATCATCACGTAAACCAACAAGTACACAACCTTGAGAATCCGATGAACGGTTACCGCTATGAATGCGGATGCCTGAACGATGCGGAACAACCGAAATCAAAGGAAGATTTCTTTTAAATTTCGGGGAGTACGTGAGAGAAAGAGAGTACACTCCTTTAGGAATGCGTTTCTGTAAATTCTCAAGTGTAGTACAAAAGAACTTACCATTAATATACAAATGTCCGATAACAGAGTTCGTTTCAAAACTCGAAACGGAACGAATGAGAGTTAAATAAGTCTTCATACCTATGAAATGAAATTAAAATGTGTCAATAAATCAAAGAGCAGCGAAATCATTTAGTTAAAACGGATATTGTATCCTTAATTTCGCTGCAAAAATAAAGTATACTTTTAGATATACCAAATTATTTTATATTTTTTAATAAAAGCCTTATAGTTTTAATAGTTATTAATACATTTGAACGCACCACCCCCTTCCGCTACGCCCCCTACTAGGGGGCTGCGGTTGCCTGACGGAAGACTTTAAGATGATAGCTGATGATAGCTGATGATAGCTGATGATAGCAGATGATAGCTAGGTATAATGCAAAACGCTAAAGCGTTTCGCACTCGGTGGGGCGGTCTCGTCCGCCCCACACCCCACGAGTTCCGTCTGCCGCACGGAACCGAGCGGGTGTGTTTTTCATAGTATTCGGTTGCCTGACGGAAGACTTTAAGATGATAGATAATTGCTCGCCGATACGGGCGAAGCGATGCTGTAAGCGCATCGCTTCGAATGCTCAAGGGGACTTATGGTAAACTTGCCCTACGGGCAACGCTCATTTGAGCGCATAACTTGCCAATGCAAGACGGCTTTACTAAAAGCCTATTGTTAAAGTGATCAGAAATTAGCCACCTATGGAGGTGTCACTTTAACCAATAGTAAACTAGAGAGAAAAGGCAGCGCAACAAATTGTTGCTTAATAGCTGCATACAGATAAACACAAAAAATGCCATTCCGTATCCGAAGACACAGAATGGCATAATCAATTACTTAAATGGAGAAAGAGCAGAGCCAACACCCGAAGTAATGTTCTTAAATGAACGTGTAATACTTTCGACCTGTTCAGTCCAAAACTTAATAGCTTGATGATCAGAATTGTATTTCGCCTGCTTAAGCATTTCCTTTGCGTGGTCAAGAGATACCTTAACTGCCTGATATTGTTCACGGGTAGCCTTACGAAATGCCTTATCCAAGTCGGTACGCTGCTCATTAGTGAGACGCAAACCAGCTGATTCATTAACAAGTTTCTCGGCAGAGCGCAAAGCCTCAGTGGCAGATGCACCGTACATACGGGCTTTAGCATACTCACTCGAAATAAGAGCAGCCTTTTCTTTAGGAAGCCAAGAAAAATTAGATTTAGCAATTTCAGCTTCATAATATTTACGACTCTTATCATACTGATTCATATCGTGAATATCGCCTTTAAGAATATTATCATTATAAAGACCTGAAGTCTTATATTCCTCCTGATTTACACGGAAATAATAAGTATCCTGAAGGAGTTCATTCTCAAGCTTTTGTAAAGCAGCTTTTTCCTCCTGAGATGATGCACGGGACTTAAGCTCACGAACACGGGCAAGGTTTTCTAAACTACGGGTCATATTATCTATATCTGTACCTTGTGCATCAGATTCGGACTTATGAGCAGCAGCATTGCGAACGATACCATTAGCCAACAAATCAGCAGAAGAACCTTGCAAAGATTTATCAGCAGAATAACGGACAGCATCAGCAGAAGCCAAACCAGCGTTACCAATTGAACCACTAACAGACTGAGAAGCAGGAGCGATTGAAGTAGCTTGAGCCATTCCAATCGCACCTTCATTTCCCATTGCAAGAGTAGGATTAATACCAGCAGCAAGGAGACGTGCAGCCTGAGCAGAAGGAGTGTTATATTGATTAGTAGCATCAAACTGCATTTTCCAGTTCTTCTGATTCCACTCATTTTGCTGAGCAGCCATTAATTTCTGCTGATTAATATTGTACTCATTCATTAACTGCTGATAGTAATAATCAGCAGGCATACGATTCTTATAGTAATCATCACCATAAGACATACCATTTCTATCAACAAGACCATTTTTAGTAAACTTGAAACCATTGATGGAATCAATAGTGGATTGTTTATTACCACTACTAAAAAGATTTTTTATGCCGGAAGCGATACCGATACCGGCACCAATAGAATCTAAAACACCCATATCTACAAACGATTAAAGGGAGCACCGCACACGATGCAGCACTCCCAAATTAAACAAATAAGTAAAAGATTAAAAACCGTACTTCTCACGAAGCTTATCATATTCAGCCTTAGCAGCCTTAAATCTTTCCTGCTTCTGGGCATCATCTTCAGCTGCCTTAAGATTGGCAAGTTCAGACTTAGCGGCAGACAACTTATCAGATAGCCAAGGCATAAAACGATTACCACTAGGCACATCAGAAACATCAACATTTGGTTGCTGCATACGAGACAGAAAGGCATTAATAACATTGGCATCTTCCATCTTCTTCTTGATATTAAGAAGTGTATGAACATCAGTATGAACATGAAGTTCATTAGATGATTCGTCAAAATTTAAATCACGACCAACAGGCGCAACAGATTTAACTAACGCTTTAAACATAACCGTATAAATTAATAATTAATAAGGCAATCCGTAACGACTAAGGTTACGTTTTGCAATAACAGAAATATAAGCACCAACCATAAATTGGTCATTGTCAACACCACCAAAGAAATTATTATTTACGAAGATGTTACGACAAAGAGATGGCTTACAAACGAGAAGATAAGGAGTAGTGGATGCAAACTTATCAGCAAGAGTATCGCTACCGAGGTAATGAAACCAATTGTACAAAGCTTCAACATCCTGACCAGTTACCCAAGTCTTAAGAGTTGAAAGATACGCACCTTGATAAGAATCATGGGCAATTTTCCACTCCGAATAACGAGGTGCATAACCAATACCACCTTTAACCATAGAATCGAGCATAAGAACACCCGTAGAATCCGAGAACAAAGCACCGATATCAGTAGTATAAATCTCAGATGGAAGGGTCTCTTGCATACCAATACTATCAAGTTCAGGAATAGGATAATCAGCTGCATCAGTCAACAACAACTTACGGTCAAGTCCTAACTGAGCATAATCAAGTTGAGGAGTAATACGATACAAACCAATGATAACACCGTAATCTCTAGCTTTAAAATGGAAAGAACCGTTACCTTGAGCAGTAGGTGCAGCCTGAATATTAGCAACATTATCACCTGTAAGGTTCTGATTTACCTGAGGGTTAATATCAAAAACAGATGAATAACCACCGAGAAAAACAGACTTTTCTCCATTGTCGGCAGGGGTAACACCAAAATGAGCTTTAACCTGATCAACAAAATCTGCATCATGGCAGTTTTGAATCTCCTTATAACGCTGCAAAGCAGTAGCCTTACGAAGCGCAATAATAGATAACTCAGAAGAGGAGACAACACCAGTATCTAAAGAAGCCTTACCGTGTAAATCTGTACAAAAAATGGGATCTCCAAGACCCGAAAGCTGCATATCAGAAATATATGTACCATCATTCTTAAGTGAGTTCTGGGTAAAAACAGATGAAGGAGTAGAAGAAGGGCGAGATTCATCAAGACCATCATCATTTAAACGGATAGCAGCAGCACCATCAGGAGGAGCAATCCTAATATCACCTGAAAGAACAGATGAATCAGAAGAAGCTAATTTAACTACACTCTCATCACCAAACTGCTGATTAGGAATAGCACCGTTAAAATAATCAAGCGGAAGATTAGAATACTCCATATCGAAGATATTACGGAAAGCACCGATGAGGGATTTATACCAAGTAAGGCGCTGAGTATTATCAGTTGGAGCAGAACCGAAAATATTAGCAGTACTACCATTCAAGTAATCAACATTACAAGAATAAGAGCGCCAAGGCTGCCACTGCATATAACGATAATAATCGTTGGCGATGCGATGATAGGCAAGAAGACGGAACGGAGAAACAGCGGTTTTCTGCTGATTAGCATAATTGACAATATCATTATAAAAAGTTTGCAAATCAGCAGAACCAAGTATTTTACCATTCAACTGCAAAGAATAAGTACCATCCCTGTTTTGTACTGCAGTAATCTTAGAAAGTTCTGTAAAGTTGCCATAACCAAGAGACATCAACAACTTAGCAGAATCAGAAATTCGCAAAACATCCTCCTGATTAAATCGGGCATCATCAGAAATATCATTTTCATTATCATCAGAATAATTAAGAAGAACGGCAAGATATTGATAAATATCACGCATCAAGATATAAGGAAGTTCCGTAGTTAAATCCTTATTATCAAGAGGAGAAGACGCAGAACGGGAAATATTCTGTCCATTCTGACCTTTAGTCATATTCTGCATGCACTCACGAAAACGATAATACAAAGCAGTGTAAGGAACAAAGAAGAACTGAACATTTTCACGAAGACGAGTAAACGCAGCAGTTTGCACGGGCATTGAACGGCTAAAATGCTGCATATTTACCTTAAAATCATCTCCAGGAACAACCTCCTCACAAAAAACAGGTAAAAGTTCACCAATTTTCGAGGTAAACAAATTACGACGGGACAAATCAAAGGTAGAACGATGCACCTTATTATTGTCAATCTGATGAAAACCCATCAAAGAACTAGCTTTATCAACCATAATCTAAATATTTTTAATTTGTTCAAAGATTTCTTTATGCTTAATACGTGTATAGGAAAGCATTTCCACATCACGTACAAAATAACTATAATACAAAGAATGTTTGTATCTATCAAAAAGTTTTTCCTTTGGTTTTAATTGCACACCATATATTTTATAATAATCAGACATATAGATATCATCCTTAGCACAATTCATGAAATGTTGTGCAAGGCACTTCTTGTCTCGCCAATGAATGAAATCAATATAAATATCAAAGAATGAATGTGGGTCCATATCAAAATAAGAAGAAATCTGCAAGAACTTATTGGAAGCATAGAGAATGCGTTCAATAGTAGAAAGAGGTGGATTTTTTAACCAATCAAAAAAAGTGCAGATACTCTTCTGGGTAGAATCAAATTTATTAAAATCACCATGCTGAGAACGATACAATAAACACCAAATCTTCTTGGCAAGAACACTTACCGTAGACTCGAAATAGTAACTTTTGAATTTGGGCAATATTGTAAGTACTCTATAAATTTCATCATCAGAGAGTGAGTTAAACCCTGTAAACGTAGGGAAGAATTGAGCGTAATACGACCGCCATAAGGGACGAGATTTAACACGGCATCCATCATTTTCATCGACATACGAGAACTCAGTGAATTTGTCAAAATCTCTTTTTTTAAGCATTTCCAAAGATTGGTTCTTGGAATAAGGCAAACCGAATCCGATAGAGTGAAAGGTTTTTTGCGGAGCAACTTTCTGCAGTAATCGAGGGAGCAGAGAAGAGCCAACAACATAAGATGCAACATATCCACCAACTTTGCCGTCTGCTTTATCAATAGTACTATAACCGAATCGCCAACACGAAGATAAAACGCTATTGGTATAAAAGGAGCGGTCAGACCGTCTAAGTGATTCAACTTCTCTTCTAGAGTCAAAGAAGACTTTGGAAATTGTATCCGAGTTGGTGAAGAGTAACAAATGCCAATGCGGACGGAGAGATTTTGTACCATATTCTCCGATAATGTAATAACGAACTTTTTCATTTTTATCTATTTTACTTAATTGTTTACGTAAACGCTTGAGGAAGTTTTGAGCATCGCGATAATAAAGCATAGGGACATACATAAAAGGTGTTTTAACCTGAGAATACCAAGATGTAACCTTAGCTGCATAATTGGCATTAATTGCCGTTTGCTTAGCTTTAGCCAAATATCTGTGATATTCATAAAGCTGACCTAATATAGAGCCTTTGTCAAAAACATAAGAACCGAAAACTTCATTAAAGAAACCGTGACCAAAATGTCCCTCAAAATCATGAGAATCATTAAAAGGCGAAAAGCCATCACTATAAATACGAGATT